CGAAGGTGCGGAGCTGTTCCTCGATGATTGAATATCCAACATCGATGGCCAACTGATCGAGTTCGTAGCAAGCAACACCGTAGGGTGCCTCCTTCTCGACTGCGATGAACACGAACCGGTTGATGCCGGTGATGCGCTGATACCAAGCGGCTTGAACGTGGTATCGGAACTGAGCGACCGACTTCGCGAATGCGTTTGGAGACGCATCCTGAGTGGTCTTGAGATCGATGATGTAGTCCTTGCCCAGACCATCGATGCGAGCTTTGACATCTACGCCCAGCCATTTGTCGAAGCAAGAGACCTCGGGCTTGATGCCATTGAGTAGGCCAGCAGCAGCAGGATGAGCGTGAACCGCAGCGGCTACTCCGGTGATGTTGTCCCACTGCTCTTGGGCCAGAGGTGTCTTTCCTGAGTCTAGGATGGCTTGCCAAGCGGCTTTGCCTTCCTTGGTGCGTCGATCTCCGTTGAACACCGTGTACTTCGCAATGAAGAGTTCTGGCTCAAGCACAGCGCAGTGGGCAGCAGTTCCGAATTCGAGGGCTGGGCTAGACTCTAAGCGAGTCTGTCCATCCTGCCATGAGCGGAAGTGCGCGGGCGATTTGCGGAACTGATCGAGACCGCTCTTAGAAAGAGCCTTGGTGGAGTGGTAAATCTCCGCCGCCATGTTGCAGATGGTATCAGCCATTGGACACCTCCGTGGCGATGACCTCGGGGCTGACGATGACCGGCAGCTTGGAGAGGATCAGGTCGGGCTTGGCGATGTACTTGGAAGCGAATCCATCGGGGAGATCGCGGAAGGTCTGACCATCCTGAATGCGACCGGCCTTGATGAGCAGGGCGTTGACCTCTTCCTCACGATCCTCGAACAGGGCTTCGAGCTTGGCGGTGATATCGAAGCTCTTGGTGGGAGCGGCTGCGACCTCTGAGATGGCAGGTTGGAAGTCCTCGGTCTCTTCCGGGGTGTAGATCCCGGCGACAACTTCAGGAGCGAGCATGCGAACCGCTTTGCTGATGCAGCGAGCGCGGAGCATGGCGGAAGGATCTTTGGCCCACCCAGAACCGGGTTTGGCAGGGAGCAGGCCAGCAAGCTTGGCATCCTCGGTGGAGAAGGATATCTCGCAGGAGTTGCCGTCATAGGTCCAGAGAGCGATGGCCGCTCGTGAGTCGAACTGCTTCCAGAGAACCTTGCCACCACGGGCACGGTATCCGGCGAGCATGGCATCGGATCGCATGGACAGAGAACCATTGATGATGTGGTACTCGCGCTTGAAATCGAACGGGGTCTTCTTCTCGGCAGCGCACTGCCAAGCGATTAACTTTCCCTGTTCGACCTTGGTGCATCCCAACATTCCGCTGGAAGCGATCCACTCGCCCATCTTCTCGATGGCGGTGATGGGGTCTTGGATCTTGCTGTACATCTCAGCGGAGTCGGAGGGTTGCGTTGTCGTTGCTATTGCATTCATTGTGGGTTTTGTCGGAGGAGTTCCTCGATTACATCGGAGCGGACACGGATCGTGCGCTTCGTCGCTTTCATAGCTGGAAGCTTTCCTGACCTGATCCAGCGACGCACGGTCTCGGGATGAGTCCCGAGAGCCGAAGCGATCTCCCGAACGGTTAAGAGTTTTACGCTCACGCAAGCGAATGTAGCAGCGTGTTGCAAACTGTCGAGAGAAATCTTCGAGAGATTTACTCGGAAGGCTGTTGAAAGCCTCTGCGGGCGGCGATTGGCGTGAGGGTTTGGCCGGATTCTCGCAGTTCCTTGAGGAAGCGATACTTCCCGATTTCCGCGCCTTTATCGTATGCCTGGTTGAGCAGCTTGATGCGGGCATCATCGCCATTTTGCTGGTAGGCACCGCTCAGATAGGCGCGTTCCGCAAGGCTTCTGCGCCAGAATCCAACGAGCTGAGTGTACCGGTCATACTGCTCAGGCGTAAGGCGTTCGTAGGTCTTGTTTCCGTAGGTGATTTTCGGATTCGGAACGGAAGGAATCGCCTTGTTGTCAGCGGACCTGCGCCATGTTGAGTAGATCGAGGCGTTAAGCGGATCGGCATCGATGTCGCGGCTCTTGGATGCGCTGAGAAGGTTGTATGCCCACGGGTTTTCACTCTTGGGAGTCTGACGCACAGGTTCTCCCCACAGATCGCGGCGCACGGGCATCGCATTCGGATCTTTGGTTCCTGGGATTTGCAGGCTAAGAGCAGCGAATCGTTGATTGAGTTCGTTCGTGGTGTCCTTGATGAACCCTTCGTTACCAATCGCAGGAAGATACTCGCGCTGAGACCTTCGGATTACGCCGAGAATCGCAGGAGCCACTGGGGAAGCGGCGGTCACTGCGAGGTTCTTGATCCACCGGTCGAGTGAGTTGCCCGACTCTTCGGACATGAGCTTGATGAAGTCGCTGGTTCCTTTGAGGAACTGCTGATTCATCACGAAGTTGATTCCAGACAGAGCCGCACCCTTTCCAAGCGACAAGAAATCGGGGTCGTCATTCGGGCTGCGCTCCTGCAATCGCTTGGCCGTTCCCACCATCAGACCAATCGCTCCGCTGGTTCCCAATGCCGAAAGATCTTTGACGGTATCACCCGGCTTGAACTCGGGATTTTCTCCGCGAACCAAGCGTCTCAATCCGCTGACGTTAAGAGTACCAGGAGGCATCACACCACCAGACTTGGCCAACTCACGAGCCTTGTTGGTCTCGCCGGGAGTATCGAGGTTCGGGGTGATTACGCCCTTGTCATAGAGATATGCGTAAGCACCGCCAACCACCGATCCAACAACAAATCTGCCAACGGCAATCTCTCGCTGACGGGGGGTCAGGTTCTTCCAGTTGAAACCCTGAAACAAAGCAGCGGGCGTAAACTGCATCGCTTCCGCGACCACGTTAATCGGGGTCTTCTGGAACAGCGAAATGAGCCGGTACGGGATGTACCCAAGCGGGCCAGCTTCTTGCTTGATGAATCGGTTGATGTTCCCGACAAACCGAGTCGCAGCGTTTTCCTGCTGGAACACCGACTTGGCTGATTCGTGTTCGATCAACCCGAGATCATCTGGCGTGAACCCACGTTGACCGGCAGCACTCGCTTCATCGCTGATTTCCATCAGCTTCGGATTACGAGTGGCCAACTTGATCTGGGCCTCGCTCAATCCGCGCTGCCTCCCAAGTTCGGAGATGATTCTGGCTCGATCAGCAGATTTGAACGGAACGTCAGTCGCTTGGCTCAACCGAAGAAACACATCGGGAACTGCGCCCAAAGTGGCTTCAACTAAGTTCCTTGCGATGGGAGCATCTGGGTAATTTCCAGACATCGCGTCGAACAGATTTCTCCATGCGCGTTGGAAATTCAAAGGATTGCCAATGTCCGTTCCGAGTTCATACGGCATCGCATCAGCTCCTTTGAGCAGCACCTTTCCAGCTTGAGGCAATGAATTCCCGAATGCCTTGATCCGATCAAGTGTGCGGGCGCGGATGTTGTAGCTGTTGTTCTTGTTTCCAGACAACGCCATGTCGATCCCGCTTGCGGTAACGTCAGCAAGTTCCCTCAACGGAATGTTGATGGTGTTTCCAACAAGGTTCCTAACGATGGAAATCGGAGACATCACCGCCCCTTGAACCATCGAGATGAACAGGTCGGTGGCTGTGGATGGATTCAACCGTGCGATCTGCTCGTTCAACGCAACGTCAGATTCCGATTTCAGAGCATCGGCCATGTCCAGCAACCCGGAGTTGACCTTGATGCCGTTGATGTCGTTTTTGTTTACCGCATCCTTGAGCTTGATCTCAGCACGTTTCACGGCATCAACCGCGCCTCGATACTGATCCATTGAATCGCCAAGCTTGATTGCCTGATCAGGCGTTATCTTTCTACCGCGCTCATCCATCGACTTCGTGACCAACTGAATCACGCCTTCACGGGATGCCGACTTCAGCAGTTTGAACTGGTTGATGAGCTGACCCCAAGTGGTTCCGCTCTTTGCCAGATCCAACGACAGATCAATCGCTTCTTGAGTTCGACCTTCATTCAAATACCGATTGAAAAGCTCCATGCCCGATGCAACTCGGGTGTTGGATTTCGAGTTTCTAAGATCAGAATTGAGCTGATCAGCAGTCATCACTGATGCCTGATCAACCACTTGCTCTACATTCTGCGGGAAATACGAAGACCGAGGCGATTGAGCCACCGCTTCACGAATGACTGGAGGAACGCTAGGAGCAGCAGCAACACGCTCAACGAATGAGCGAGGCTCCATCTTCGGAGGAACAGCAATCGCTGACGGGCGTTGGATTGTCCGGGTCAGTTCGTTGGAGAATTCAGCCTCATCAAACTTCTCTTTGAAGTTCTGTTGGGCATAGCGAAGACCTGCGGCCACACCATCGGCAATGCTTCCACCGGCTCGGATGACAGCCTGAGCGACCGACAATGCGCCGTTCCAAGCCGCGCCCATAAGTTGCGGAAACGGATTGGCACCGACTCCGGGTTCAACTTGGGTGCGAAGCCCTTCGAGCTTCTCGGCAACGCCCTCTGCCTTCTGGCGGAACTTTCCTTGGGTCTCCTCCAACGCCTTGTTCCAGACTTCGTTGAAGATCGTTTGCTCCGCAACAGGTCGGCCAGCTTCTTCACGACCAATACCGATGGCCTGCTCAACCTTCTTGCGAGTAACTCTCGTGGGTTCTCCTTGAGCGGCACCAGATTCAAGCGTTTCCGACACAGCCTCAGCGGCAAGTCTCCTGTCACGCGAAGCGAGTGCGCGGCTGAGCTTTTGCTCGACGGTTTCAATCGGGGTGGATGTGCGAGCGGCAGCTTCCTGTTCAGCAGCGATCCGCTCGTCGCGCAATCGGAGTCGTTCAGCAAGGATGTCTTCGGTGGATCGAAGCGCAGTTCCTTCCGGCGCAGGAGCAATCTCAGCTTCGCGAGGAGGAAGCATTCCACCTTCGCGAGGAGCGGCGCGTTCGACTGTAAGCTCGGGCGTGACAAGCGGCCTGCTCACCGGCTCTGCAATGGGAGCTTCTGGAGCGGCTTCTCCACGCATCAGATCTTCGGCAGTGAACTCGCGGCGACCGATGGCTTCTCGGATAGCAGCAGCACGTTCGCGAAGTGCCTGACGCTCAGCGGAGCGTTGAGCTTGGGCTTCTTCTGCGGTCCTGAGAGGGGTTCCGGCGCGAGCGGCTTCGCGTTCCAGAGCCTTCTGTTCCTCGGCAGCAATGCGCTCATCGCGGGCGCGGAGACGTTCAGCAAGGATTTGATCCTGAGTCCTGAGCGTTTCAGGAGCCTCTTCAACAACCTCACCAACAGGAAGTCGGCCACCTTCAACTTGAGCGCGTGGTCCTTCTCCAATCGGTTCGGGACGATAGATGAACGGTTCATCTGGATTCATCCCAGCGATCAACTCGCGGAACTGGGTCTTGAGATCTCCAACCGGAACGATCCGATCCATCTGATCGATGAGTCCGCCCACCTGGCCAACGGCTTCCCCAACCGTCTGCTTTCGAGAGGCTAGGTTATCAAGCACATCAGCTTGAGTGACACCCTTGCCGCGCATACCGAACGAACGGGCCACTTGAGTGCCTAGACCGGCTGCGAAGAGAGTTCCGATTGCAGCCTCGTATGAAGCCTTGAGCTTCTGCTCTGGAGTAGCTTCTGGATCAGCGATGGTCTGCAACGCGATACCAGTAGATTCAGCAGCACCACGGGTTACCTCTGGAGCAAGAACAGCAGGAATGGCTTTGCCAACCTGTTCAGTTGCACGAGCGGCCTCTCCAGCGCGAGTAAGATCCGCAATCTGTGCAGCGCGAGCAGCGGAGGGGGCTGTGGCTTCAGCAAACGATTCAGTGGCAGCAGCAACGGATCTTGGAATTCGGGTGGCCTCACCAGCAGCACCCGCAACGCCCAGAGTCATCAGGTTCATGGGAGAAAGAAGATCGGCGGCAACTTGGCCTGCCACTTCTCCTGCCGGTCGAGTTACCGACTCTGGAACAGCACGAAGACCGGGTGTAACAATTCTCGCAATGTCAGCCGCTTTTGCACCAAGAGATGCTCCAAGCTCACGCTTCTCAGGAGATGCTGACAAGAGGGCCATGATGCCTTCCTTGTCGATGCGTGATGCACCTTCAAGCATTCCCTGCTTTGGCTCACCTCCAGTGACCTGCTGCATGGTTCTACCGATAGTCGCAACATCCTGCGGCATCGGCGCACCGAACGCGAACGGAGCGGCTACGCGAGCGAACGCAGGAGCCACAGACTTGGCCTGCTCGTACAGGCTAGGAGGAGCCTGAAGAACTGGAGCGTTCGGATACTTCTCTTTGCCAGCAAAAGAGAACGCTTTATTGATATCCTCCTGATTTGGCTCCCTGTCGCCTTCTAATTCAAGAGTAACACCAGTGGCATCATTGGTGATCTGATAGATAGGCATAATTATCTTACGCGCTTAATTGTAAAACCGGGGATATCAGTAGGCTTAGTAGGTTCAGCACCTTTGACTCCAGCAGCGGGTTCAGCAGGAAATCCTCCAGCTCCACCAAACGAGGACTGGAATTGCTTGGTTATTTCAACCTGTTTTTCAATCGGAATACCCGGCTTGAATGTGATGACTGGCTTGTACGTTTCAGTCACAGGATCAAACGACAAACGGCTTGAGAACGGAGAATTGTCGGTTCCAGCATTATCAAGATAATCCTTCAGTTGAGGATACATCTTGCTGATTTCTTTGATTTGCTCAGGGCTTCCACCGATTGTCCCAACGCCAGGAAGATTGAACTGCATGTATCCCTGCCTCTTTCGATCAGCTTCCTTCTGGGCAGCTTCCTTGGTTTTCTCCTGAGCTTCCATGAACGCGAGCGTTTCAACGTCAGGCTCACCAAGCTTGAGTCCCCGCTGGGCGAGATACCCCGACATTTCAGGAGCGCGAGATTTCAACGCCTGCATTCTCGCGTTTTCAGTTTGTGCTTGAGAAAGTTCAGCTTCAGCCATTCCGGCCCTCGTGGCTGCATCAAGTGGGCCAACGAAGTCCTTGGCAGTTCCACCCAAAGCCATAGCGGCACCCTTGGCCCTTGAGGTTCCGGTAAGCAAATTGGCTTCACGCTCAGAAGCCAAACGCTTGAGATCTTCCTCAAGCATGAGCTGACGCTGAGCCTTCATGCGATCCATTACGCGCTGCTCCTGCAACGCCGCAAGATCCTCCTCCATCAAAGCCCGCTTGGCGGTTCTTTGCTGGCGGATCTGCTCGTTGGTCCCGGTGAACTCACCAGCGATACCACCGGTAAGCATGGACAAACCTTTGAGCAGTGGGTTGACCCGCTGACTAGCCTGAGTTTCGAGCTTCTTTCTGATTTCTTCGGGAGTAGCCATAAAGTTATCGCAGTTCGTTCAGAATTGACCGGCGAGCCTGTCTTCCGCCCATGCTTCGCATAGCCGCAGCGAGGATCTCCTCGGGGTCATAGTTGACGTAGCCCATGTACGGATTCGCAACGGTTTGCATGACCTGCCGAGTCGGGATCGGAACCGTCACGGGTTCAACGACAGGTGGTTGAGTATACTTCGGAAGAATTGAGACGTTCGGCTTCTGGGGAACAATCGGAGGTCGAGCCAGATCCTGAATCGGTTCCTGCGGCAGAGGAGGAAGCGGAGCAGCTATGCGTGGATCGTTGGGAGCTTCGATGAGCGTTGAACCACCGGAAGTGACGATGGCCTGATCCTCGCGTTTGGTGACGCTAGGAGACGTTCCGGGGACAAACGGAACGGGCTGCGAGGCTGGATTGTAGTAATCGGGACCAAGGGTTTCATCCCCCGGCTTGATACCACCCTTATCCCTCGAAGGAGGCTTGGAGAGGTTGGCATAGTCCCAGTCGCCTTTTATCCAGTTCCACTTATCACCAGTGTCATTGACAAGCACATCACCAACCCGAGTTCCGGGCATAGTCGGAACCTCAGTACCCCACATCTGATATCCACCACCGGGAACGAGGTAGAGCTGATCAACGGCAGGAGTTGGAGTTTGATTCGGTCCTGCTGGTTCCGATTCAACGCCCGATGAGTTGTTGATGCTGGTATCGTTCGCCATAGATTAGGGTCCCATGAATGACCTAAAACCCGAACCAAGGTTTGAAATACCTGATGTAATTCCTTGAACAATAGCCAGCGGTGAACCCGCCTGCGAAGCCTGAAACGCATTCTGCGCGTTCTGGAGCGCGAAGTTGGAACCAGTCTGAAGCAACTGACTAGGACTGGCCTGCTGCATACCCTGCATGAGCTGAGGAGCAGCAAACGGAGACGCACCCTGCTGGAGGCCGGGAAGCTGAGCGGCTTGCGAGACGATGGGCTGGAGACCGAGAGCAGATTGAATGTTCGCAATGTTCTGCTGCTGCGATCCCTGACGCTGTTGTTGCGAAGCCATCTGGCCCGCAAAGGTCTGCTGCTGGGCGGTGTTCCGCTGGCCGGTGGCTGCGAGAATGTTCTGGAACGCTTCCTGAGCCTGACGATTGGCGACATCGCTGGTGGTCTGACCGCTCTGGAGTAGGCCAAGAGCTTGCTGACGGCGTTGGACATCGGCATTGGAGATAGCCTCACCAACCGCCCGCGCCTCGCGGAAGGCGGAGAGGTTGCCAAGGATGTTACCGCTAGCAGCACCACGAGCGCGAACAGCCTGCTCAGCGGCTCGGATCATCGCGGGATCAAGCGTTCCGGCCTGAGCAAGACCGGCACTGATCTGGCGTTCGAGGTTGCTGCGGATGTTCGCGGCCTCGCCGGTATCCTGCGGACCAGTGGGCATCCCGACGCGCTCATAGGTAGGAGCAGCGGGAGCGGTCTCTGAAATAGGACGTTGCCCAATGTCCTTCAGGAACTGGGCGTAAAGTCCAGTTTCACCAGGTTTGCCATCAACACCAGGAGTGCCATAACGCTCGGGATCAAGAGCTTGAAGTTCTTTTCGTCGTTGCTCGGCAAATTTGGTGCCGTATGCTTCAGAAGCAGCGAGTTGCCGTTCCGCTTGAATAGGCGCGAGATCAGCCAATGCTTGGCCTATCGCTTTGGTCAGAGCGATGTCCGAAGTTTTACTGAAATCTACAGGTCTAGTTCTTCCGGTATCGACACCTTTTTCGTAAATAGGAACGTCAACAGTGGTGCCTATCCGAGAAGCCGCCTCGATTTGACGCTGGATCGGAAAAGTCTCGATCGAGGCCATAACCGCTTCGCGGTTTGCCGCCGCCATATCCGGTGCTTTATATGTTCCGCCCATAGGAAATCCTTCGGTTCATTAGGAGTTTGAAGTATCTGTTGAAATCGTACAAACGGGAAACGCCTCTGCTGAATCCTCCAACCTTGGTGACCTTATCGGAGCATACGGTCATCATGGCCAACCAGAGCGTCTGAACAGCCTCTGGTTCCACACCAACCACCATCTCGATCCACGCGATGTGTCCATCGGGGAAGTTGTTGTTGATGTCTTCCGCCTCCTCGATGGAGTTTAGGAATCGCACGGCTCCGACACCGATGCATTCACCCTTCTCGTTCTTGATAATACCGAGTTGGCGTATCTTGTTGAATATGCCGATCCAGTTCAGGAGCTGATCATCGTTCCACGTGGAACAAGTAGGCCAGTGCTGTCGCAGCAGCTTGGCCGCTTCGATAATAGATGGATGCGCGTTCATTGCTGAGGACGCACAGAATCGACGAATCCAGATACAATCGCGGATTGGAATGACAGGCGACCTCCCGAGTTGGTTTCAACCTTGAACTGGATCGAGTTCCACCGGCCCTTGCTGATCAGGTTGTAGGCTTTCAGGAACTTTTGCGAGTTCGTGATGCTCAAGTTGGGATCGATGGTGGAGAACGTCCCGCTCATGTCCTTGGCGTAGGAAACCGTCACACCCGTGTTTTGGGTGGTGTACGGGTTATCGAACGCGAGCTGGACGCTGTAGCCGATCTTGTCGGGGATGGGTTCTCCCAGGGTGAACGCCTTGGTGATGACGCTCGACTGATAGCTGGAACCGCCATCGAGATAGGACGACACCTGAGTCGGGCTGGTGCGGGTATTGGGCAGGTAATCGTTGAAGGACCAGATCTGTCCACCGCCCTCGGCCACTGCGGTCATATCGCCCGCGAACATCAGCACGGGGCCGAAGTTGGCGAATGAGGTGGTGAAGAAGTCGTTCACCTGCCAGTTGTCCCAGTAGCCAAGCCAAGAGCGGGCC